ATAATACTGCAACGTTTAATGCTGTTAACGATCAATTAACCATTGGTTATAAATCAGCTACACAATGGGAAATTTTTTATAATAATAGTGTTGTATTGAGTTTAGTTTAATAACGATGCAATCTCCATATTTAGCATCTTATGCTCCGTATAAAAATGTTAATGAAACTGAGGCGTTTCAGTATATACGCCTTAGTACATTACCTACATCACCTATTTCGATGAATGACTTTCAACAGCATTTAAGAATAGATGCGCCATTAGAGCAAACAGATTATTTAAATATGATTATTTATGCAGCAATACATTATGCAGAAGAATATATGAGCATGACATTATTGCCTACTAAATGGAGAACGTATCGAAATAATTTTGATGCAAATGCTTTTGAGTTAAGAAAAGGTTATTTTAGATCATTAGAAAAATTTCAATATTTAGATATTGATACAGGGTTATGGACTGATGTTGATACAACAATTTATCAAGCAGTATCAAAAGAATATTATGGACAAATTCTATTATTGAGTGATCAAAGATTTCCGTATGAAAAAATACAAGCTCAAGATAACGCTATTCTTATCGAATTTACATCAGGATTAAGTAGTACATCAACTATTTTTGTACAACATTATCCAGATTTGAAATTTGCTTTATTACAACATTGTGCATTCTTATACGAAAATCGCGGTAATGATGTTGCAGTAAATTCAGGAAGCGGAGCAAATTTAATTCCGCAAATGATTTTAGATGTTTATGAAAAATACAAAGCCGTAAGTATATTTGGCGGTATGATTTTTAGTACTAATGTTTCTAATATTTGAAATATTAATTTATTCACTTAATTAAATATGGCTAGATTAAAGACATATATAAAAACATTTGATCGAGTAGATATAGGGTCAATGAATAGTCGAATTTATATTTATGATAGAAATATTTTACCTCCATTACAAGGAGGAATTAGTTTTACTGAAAATTTTACACCAAAATTAGAATGTTGGGCATCAATAGAAACAACAAGCGATGAAACTATTTTTGATCAAACTAATGTTGGCACTCAATTTGGAGCGGTAGAAAGACCTATTACACATAATTTTTATATTAGAGGAGTTCCGGCAATCCCTATTATAAACGTACCTATTTTTTCTGGAACTGGAATTGATGATTTAACTATTAGCGGGACATTTTCAGGAATAATAAGAGAAACATATTTAATAGTAATTGATAGCATTGGAACTGTAGATACTTTTAAATGGTCTATCGATAATGGAACAACTTGGATTGCTGAAAATGTAGATATAACAAGTACTGCACAATTATTAGACAATGGAGTTTCTATTACATTTGCAAGTATTACAGGACATACAGTAAATGATAGTTGGAGCATATTGGCATATCCAATTATAAGAATATCAAGTCAAGATTGGGTGTTTTATCAAAATAAATTTATGCCCGATCAATATTGTTACGATATTTTAAGTGTAATGAATTTTGGAACTGAAGGTAGATTTTTGAAATTAGCATCTAATTTAAGAGGCGCAGGCGACGTAACAGCGAACTATACATGATTAAATTTGACATACAAGCTGATCCGCAAAATGCTCAATCATTTATGGTTATGGAAAACATTGACGTTAATGTAGCGAGGGGATTGCGTCAAGGTTTTTATTTTGCAGGAAAAGATATGGTTCGTTATTGTCGAGGAATGATCAATGATAAAAGCAAAACTGGTCGTTTATATATGTTAAGTAAAGAAAGAACAGTTAAGGGAATAAAAAAAATAAGAAAAGTTAAACATCAAGCTTCATCGCCAGGACAATTTCCAGCAAATTTCACTGGAAAATTGAATGATAGCATAGATTTTGAAGTTAAAGGCTGGGATGAAATGTTGTTTGGTGCTAGAGATCAATATACAAAGCATGGCGTTGATTACGGCAAATATTTAGAAATTGGAACAAAAAGAATGGCTGCAAGACCATTTTTAAAACCGACAATTGAAGCAAGACAAAAAAATTGTCAGGGATTTGTTGTTCATGAAGTTAATAAAGCAATAGGTATTAAATAAATGAAGTATCAAGACGTTGTTAGAAGATTACAAACATATTTACCTTATTATACAGGCTATTTTAGCGAAGAGCTTGATGTAACTTCTTTATCTAGCGTTTCTAATGTGATTACTTGTGTTACCTCTACGGCGCATGGGTTAACAACTAATGATTATGTTTTTATAAGTGGTGCATTAGTTCCAATTCCAATTACAACTTTGACATTTGATGATAATCAAGGGCAAATAGTTTATGACGCTATAAACGGAATATTGGTAAATGGTATTTATCAATTCATGAATCGAGCATTATCAGGAAATACCGTTGAGAATTTAGGGACTAAAGTCGCTTTCGCAACTACTAGCGTTGATCATGATTTGTCCATGGGTTGGCAAACGCAAGTACAAGTTAGTGGTGCGGATCAGGATGAATATAACGGAACACATTATTTATTACAAGTATCAAATAGAGAGAATTTTGTTTATTTAATGTCTGATGATGCGGATACTCCAGCCACAGGCGATATTACTTTCTTACAAGATTTAATTTATGGATTTAATGGTTGGGTAAAAGTTACGGTTGTTGACGATTATACTTTTACTTACGAGGCAACTGGAGATATTCCTGATGTTACTGCCGCTGGAGATATTATTTTACGTACAATACCTAGAATATCAGGAGCGTTAACAATTGAAACCGCAGTATTAGCTTATACAAAACATTCCATAAATAAAATATGGGGTTTTGTAGTTATGGAAAATGATGTTGCTTCAAAAGATAGAGGGACCCCAAATGATGCAATAATGCAGGCAAGAAGTGGTTCTAATTATTATCGTCAATTAATGATACAGGGATTTACATTTTATGTTTTTGTTCCAACAACTTATAAAAATGTAACAGGACAAGAACAAAAATATTCAGGTGGTATTGAAGCAAGAGATTTTATACAAGATTTAACTCCTGCTATTTGTAAAACATTATTAAGATCAAAGTTTCCTACTGGTTTTTCTGAAATTAGTAGTGATCCTTTGGTAATAGATCAACATGGAGCTTACGAATACCAAGAAGCTTTTTATATTCATAAATTTACATTTCAATCTACTTATTATCTTAATATTACCGATGCATTTGATAGGCTTGATACTCGAGCATTTCGTGATGTGTATTATGATTTTAATAATTTATTAGAGAATTATAACTCTGGTAAAACAGAGATGACTGCTCACGTCGATTTAGACGATGAGCCTTTAACTTAAAATTGGGGCATATAATTATGAGTTCTATTTTACAACCTCGTGTTACAGCTACTTTAGTTGCTGCTAATTCACAATCAACTAATGAAGAACAAAAGATTTTAATAGTAAATCAAATGGCTTCTACTGGTACGGCTACTGCTGGAGATTTATATAAAGATGTTTTAATGTCTGATTACAATACATTATTTGGTAGAAGATCGATAATTAGTAATATGTTAAGAACAACACAAAACGTTTTTGACTTAGCTTTATCTAAAATTCGTATTGATGTTATTCCATTAGATGATCCTTCTTCTGGCACTCAATTTGAAGCTGATATTGTATTTAGTGGAATAGCCACTGAAGATGGAGAATTAACTTTTATTATTGGGTCGGAAAATGACAATAAATATGTTATAGATGTATCTAATACTGATACAGCGGCTAATATAGCAACCGCTTTAGTTGCAGCTATAACAGACGATACAAATGCTCCATTTACTGCTACATTAGATACAGCAACAGTAAAAATCAAGTCAATACATAAGGGGACTATTGGAAATAATTTATCAATAAAAATGGATGGAACTGTTGACGGAGTAACATACGCATTAACAATTACGCCAGGAACGGGTTCTCCTGTTTTAACTAATGTATTTGATGTAATTGGTATTACAAGATATCAAAGAATAGTTTGGTCTGATAAATTTGATTTAGATACTGTTGTAGATTTTCTTGATAATAGATTTAATACTGTAAATTCTATACAAGACGGAGTTGCAATAATTACTTCTAGCGACACTTTAGCAAATCTTAAAACATTGGGTAATAGTTATAATTCACAATCATTAACTATTTTAAATGGCGGTCCTTTACAAACAAGTTCTACTTTTAAAGGTAGTTTAATTCTTGAAATATCTGAAAAATCTTCTGCATGTTTCGCTGCTTTTTGCGCAATTAAATTAACAGATAGTGCAAATTTAACTTCATTTATTACTGCTTCAGTTACATCAAATGATGCATTAGGTGGAATGCATATGGCTTCATTTCCATATTTTAACACCTTAATGCTAAATCATATTCCATGTGATACTAATTTATATTGGACACAAGATGAGCAAGATGAATTAGTTGACGCAGGAATATCAATATTCGGAAATGATCAAAATAATAATAATGTTATTTTATCTACTACTTTGACGACTTATAAAACGGATGTTTCGGGAAATCCAAATAATTCTTTTAAATATTTAGAATATGTTGATACTGAAGTTAATTGTCGTGAATATTTGGTTGTACAAACAAGATCTACATTTAGGCAATCTCGTTTGACCCAAGGTGATACATTGCCCGGATATAATATGGCTAATGCACAAATGATAGGATCATTTGTTGATGGTGTTTTTAGTTATTTAGGTCAACAATCATTAGTTCCTACTGGAACATTGACCAATGGATTAAGTGCTGCAAAGTTTTTTAAAAATAATAGATCAATAACTATAGATTATGCTTCAGGCAAAGCAACAATTTCGATGCTTTTACCTATAGTTACACAATTACGTGAAATGGATTACATAATCCAAGTAACATTTAATATTTAATGAGGTGATAAAATGGCTGATAGAATAGGTCTAAATAATTTAGTATTCACTATAAACAATGTACAAATTCCATATAAACCAAATTCATTAAGTTTTAATGATGGTAAAGGCGAATACAAAACCAGAGCAATGACCGCTGGTGGTGGGGCTGTAGATGTTATTTATACAGTTGACGCAGAATCAAAGCTTGCAAAAATAAAATGTACAGTTGAGGCTACTGATTATATGGTTGATTTATATAATCAATGGAAAGATGCTATTTTTGTAGCATGTTCATTAATTGGAACACAAGTTGGTTCAATAACTGATACTTTTTCGAGATATTTTAATACAATGACACTATTAACAAATGCAGAAATAAAAGCATCTTCAGATGGTGAATTTGAAATTGAATTTTCTGGTTCTCCTGTTGCATAATATTAATTAAGATAACGAGGTTATAATGTCTGAAAAACAATTTAGATTTGATTTAGAAGTATCAATTAAATATATGGATACGCCTTCTGCGATGAACAGTGAGGCGGACCATTTAATACTTTTAGCTCCGTCATATAAGCATTATCAAAATGGCAAAGTTAATGATATTAAAAAATATTTAAAATCCGCACAAGCAATTTCAGCTTCTCTGGCTGCTCCATTATTAATGTCGAAAACCGCTGAAGAATTAAAAGCATTTAGCGATAGAGCAAAACAATTAGCTACTAATGAAGAGCAAAAAAGAGCTACTTGGAAAGAAATAATTGATCAATTGCAATCTGATAAAAATTTCGATAATAGATTTTTTCAATTACTGATTGATTTATTTTGTGATGGTTGTTGTTTGGTTAATGGTACCACTAAACTAACAAAAGAAGTTTGGCAGACAATTTGTGAAACTGATAGCGTTTTATATGAAAGAATTTGCGGAGAGTATGTCGCAAATTTTTTGAACTATTGATTAGTGATTTTGAATTAGAAGAAATTGAAGAATTAATCGCTAATCTAGCTATATATTATAAAGGTGCTATTTCAATATTAGAGTTGGAACAAATTCCATTATCTAAAGTGTTCCAACTCAATAAATTTGCAAATAAAAGAGAGCGACAAATTAAACAAGAAATGTCTAAAGTTAATTCGAGAAAATAAATGAGTTTTAATATAGCGTGGACTGTTAAAATTATAGATCAATATACGGCAGTCACAAAAAAAATAATACGAAGTGCCGAAGAATTGACCGAAAAAATGACTAAATTATCTCGTGGATTCTATGCAACTTCAAGATTTGGTCGTGAATTATCTCGAATGGGCACAGATTTAACTAAAAAATTTTCATTAATAGGCGGCGCAGTAACAGGAGTAGCAATTCATACGGCAGCAGAATATTATAATTCTATGGATAAGATAAAAATTATAACAGGAGCTACGGAAGAGCAAATGAATAATCTAGCAGATGTAAATGAAAGATTAAGTAAAACAACTCTAAGCACTAAAGACGATTTAGCTAAAGCTGAAATTGTTATGTATCAGCGAGGAGTTAAAACAGTTGAGCAAATGGATAAAATATTATCAAGTGCCACGAGATTAAATATTGCTCTCGGCACTGATTTAACTAACGGGGTAAATATTTCCATGTCAGCGATGAATTTATGGAATAAAAGCTACGATGATTTGCCAAATATAACAAATAGATTAATAGCTGCCGCCTCAAAATCAGGAGCAAGTGCACAAGATTTTAATGAAGCGTGGAAAGAAGGAGCTGCGGTTGCGAAAAAAGCAGGTTATAACATGGAGGAATACACTAGCGATCTTGCATATTACGTAAGAATACAAGGTTCCGCTGAAGGCGCAGCAAGTAGTATGAATATAATGATCAAGACATTATCTCTTGCTCTTGAAAAGCAAGGTATTCATACGGGTAAATTAAAAAGTTTATCCGATATCATTGATGTAGTTAATAAAAAACACATGTCTCAAGGAGAAATGTATAAAACATTTGGACGCAGTACAGTGTTTTTAACTCGAATGATGAACGATACCGATGGATTGAAAAATTTTAATAAGGAATTAGAGAAATCAGGTGAAATATCGCAGCAATTAGTTGAATTACAATATGGAGACTTAAACAATCAACTTAAAAGATTACATCAGGCTTATCAAAATTTAGAATTAGCGATCATTAAACCAGATATGATCAATAAATTGAATATAGTTATGAATTGGATTATAGGTTTAATAAATGAAATATCCGAAGGTAGCCCTGTTTTATTTTCTTTTATAAAATGGATTGCATTAATAGCTATGGTTATAGGACCGACATTAATAGCCTTAGGTCATTTTTACATGGGATTTGTTCTTTTAGAAAAATTAAAAGTAATAGTCGGCATACTTAAATTATTTGGTTTTACAATAGCAGGAATAGTAAGTCCAATTGGATTAGCCGTTACTGGAGTTTTAGCTTTAAGTTTAGGATTTTATGAACTATATAAACATTGTAAAGTATTTCATGACTTTGTTGATAGATTGATTGCAAAAATGGCTACGCTTACAAACGCATTAGGGATTACTGCCACAACAACGGCAATCGTCAAAGGAAAATCCGTATCAACTACATCATTTAATCCAATGACACCAATGACAGGAATGTCTATCGCCACTGCGCCAGTTAACCCAATAGGCTCATTAATAATGATGTTAGCTCAGCATTTTTCAAAACCACAGCAAATAGCAGTTGATATAAACGTTAATGATAAAAATAATGTAGTTGGATCAGTGCATACGAAATCTCCAAATAATGCGCTTACTTCATCTGTTCAAAGAGGTAATAATATGCCTCAAGTAGGTGCATTTTAATGTTAACTTTATTCGATAGATTATATCCAGCTTCTTATAAAGGAATTTCATTCTTCTATGCAACCGGCTCTAAAACTCATGGAAGAAAAAAAGTATTACATGAATATCCAGGAAAGGATTTTGATTTTGTTGAAGATTTAGGAAAGAAATTAAGAGAATTTAAAATAACAGCAGTAATCAGTGGAACATTAACTTATGAAATAAATCGACAGCAATTTGAAAGTGCATTGCTCGATTCTTCTGTTGGAATATTAATACATCCTTTTTATGGTGTTGTTAATTGTGTAGTAATGGGCGACTGGACGGTAACTGAAGAACCAACAAATATTGGTAGTGCGGTATATGAAATAACTTTTAGAGAGAATCAACCAAATGTTTATCCAACGCCGGCTACAAATAATTTTACAAATATTATAACTACATTTAATACTGTTTATGATACTGTAATTTCCGATTTAGGAGTTAATTATATTATAGAATATTATAATAATATTAATTATATTTCGCAAAAAATGACTAATATTACTAATCAATTTAATGCTTATAGTAAAAATACTAGTTCTCCGAATCAAGTAGATTTAAACAATTTTACAAAAGCTTCTTCCGATTATAGTGCAAATATTTATTCTATTGTTTCATCGCCAACCGATTTTGCTGATTATACAGTAAATTTAGTACAAACATTTGATGCTATTTCAGATAGCGAACAAGATAGATTTAATATGAATTATAACATGTTTGGAATTGGCGAGAATGATATTCCTGTGCCACAAACAACTGAATCATTAATTGAAAGAGAAAATGATAGAATTTTAATAAATGGTTGTTTAAATGTTTTATTTTTAGCAAATATGTATTTTTCAGCGACTCAATTGACTATAACTAATGAAAACGAATTAACTAATATAAATACAAAGACAGAAACTGCATATAGTTATTTATTTTCTGATCCTACAAATATTTATATGTCAACTGATCTGGTAAATGCTATTCAAGAATTAAGAGTAAATGTAAAATCTTTTTTCGACAATGAATCTTTGACGATTAATAAAATAACCAGTATAAATGCTAAAAATATACCTGTTAATGTCTTAACTTATCAATATTATGGAAGTTTAGATAATGCTTCAGATATTATAAGTCTAAATTCTATAACAAATGCTAGTTTAATATCTGGTAATATTAAAATTCTAACGAGTTAATATATGTTTTATTTAATAGCAAATGGCAATAGATATGAAAACTGGAAAAGTGTTTCAGTTGAAAAAAGTATTGAAAGACTTTGTGGTAGTTTTGAATTTGAAGCAACTTATTCGTCAGTTAATACTTTTCCATTAAAAGTTGGAGATCCTATTCAAATCGTAATTGATAAAACTACATTAATTAATGGTTTTATTGAAAAAGTAGATATTAATTATAGTGCAAATTCTCATTCAATAAAATTGAGTGGAAGAGATTTATCTTGTGATATTGTCGATAGTACTTTAGGAAATGCTATAGAATTTTCTCCACCTACAACTTTAAAACAAATAATTGAAAAAATTATATCCTTTTTAGGTATAACTAACATAAAAGTTATAGAAGATACAACAATTGATCCTTTTTCATCTGGTGAAATTGAAAGTGGAGAATTTGGAATAAATGCTTTTGAATTAATAGAAAAATATGCTAAAAAGAGACAAGTAATTATAACTACAGATGCCGATAGCAATATATTAATTACCAATGCTGAAAATGTTCCTTTATATGATACTGTTTTAGTATTTGATGGTACGCAAAATGCAATGATTAAAAGCTGTAATGCTGAATATGATAATACTAAAAGATTTTATAAGTATATTGCAGGTACTCAAGATAATGATAGCGCTAATAATACAAATCTTTCTGATCTAGTTCAAACGCCAAGTCCTTTACCACTAGAAGAGGAAGATGATTCAACTGATACTGATTCAGTAAAAAATACTGTTAGTGTTTTTGCATCTTCTATAGATTCAGAAATAAGAACTAGTAGAATATATAATTTTGTTTCTGAACAATCAGATACTCAAACAGGTATTGGGAATCGCGCTCAATGGGAAATGCTTTTTAGAAAATACCATGCGTTTAAACAAACATATGTATTAGAAGGTTTTTATGCCTTACAAGATAATATAATTTGGCAACAAGGAAGAAATGTAAAAGTTATAGACAGTTTTTCAAATGTAAATGATACTTTATTAATAACTGACGTTAAATATAGTTATGATTTAAATGGAGGTTCTGAAACAACTTTAACATTACTACCTAAAAATGCTTTTATTTCAAAACCAGGATCAGATACTAAAAAGAAACAAACAGAAGGAGCTCAAGTTGATGCTAGTGCATATTTTGATAAAACAGGCAAAACATGATGAAACAAATATTACAAGGTCTACATAATAAAGTAAAACAACTTACTCAATATGCATATATATCCTTTAACAAAGGGGATAGTACTGCTAACCCTCTGACTCAAATTTCGACGTTGGGAGATAATGCAGCAAATGCACAACGAATAAGTCCGTATGGGTTATTTAGCAATCCGCCAGTAGGTACAAAAGTAGTTTATTGGGCTATTAATGGACATATTGAAAATAAAGCCTGTATTCCATTTTGTCAAGCTGAAAGAATATCTGGACTTGAAACTGGAGAAGTTGCTATAGGATCACCTTCTACTGGTAGTTATATTATTTTTAAAGCTAATGGTGATATTAATATAGTATCAGAAAAAGATATAAATTTAACAGCGGCTGGAAACGTAAATATTAATGGTGTTCAAATTAACACAACTGGAACTACTAATTTAGGTAGTGGTGGTTCGGCAATCGCCCGTGTTGGGGACACTGTCAAAGTTGGCAATGAAATAGGAACGATAACATCAGGTGGGGGTAATACATCTATATGAGTAATACTGATATTTATGTCGATGTTGATGTCAAATTAAATGATAAAGGCTATTTTGATATTTATTGGGTAAACGGTGACTTAGGTAAAACTAAAGGATTTGATACTGCAATAAAAATGTCATTGATGTGTGAACGTAGAGCATCATCAAGTGAAATAGCTACACCACAATTACAACGTGGATGGATGGGAAATTTATCAAATGATGTAACAGGTTTTGAAATAGGTTCTAAATTATGGCTTTTGCAACAAGCTAGAGCAAATATAACGACATTGAATGCAGCTATAACGTATGCTAATGAATCGTTACAATGGATGATCGAAGATGGTTTATGTACAAATATTAATGTAACAGGTACTTTAAAAAATTCAGATATTATATTGAATATTCAAATAATAGAAGGTAGAAATACGATAGGCAGTTATACATATTCATTGTGGCAAAATACTTTTACAAATATTACTTAAAAAATAAAAATTATGTCAATAGTCTATCCAGATTCAATAAAAGATATAGTAAATAAAACTGAAACAGATTTTAAAGCAATAGTTCCAGAAGCCGCACCAACAATACGAGAATCATGGATTGGTGCTGATATAATTGCATTCAGTGCTAGATTGTATGATTATTATACGAACTTAGAAATATCACAATCGTATTTATTCCCAAATACAGCCAAAGGAAGTTTTTTATATATCTGGGGAAGTTATAGAGGTATGCAACCCTATTCAGCAACAGAGGCATCTGGGAATTTTGTTGTAAATGCAATTAGTGGAACTCTTGTTCCAAACGAGACTATAGTTCAATCTTTAACTAATTTACAATATTCATCAACAGCCGATTCATATGCTTATACTCAAACAATAATTATTTCATCATTGACTAGAGTTGGAAATATTGCTTATGCTACAACTGCATCAAATCATTTATTAGCTAGTAATATTACAGTAACAATTAGCGGGGCGGATCAATCAGATTATAATAAAACTACTGTAATAGCCGTAACAGGGGCAAATACATTTACTTATGCAGTAACCGGAAGCCCTACTACTCCTGCTACTGGTACGATAATTTGCTCTGCGGCTATTGCGATAGTACCAATAGAAGCGTCTGATTTTGGAAGTGATTATAATCAATCATCAGGTGCCCAAATCTCATTTTTAAATCAAATATCAGGAGTTAATAGTGTTGGTTATGTAGATTATATTGGTATTGAAGGAGGTCAGGATAATGAAACAGATTCAGATTTTAGTATAAGATTAAATTATGCTAATGCAAATCCTGTTTCTCAATATAATGTTTCTCAAGTTACTATTGCAGCTAAATCAATTAGTGGGGTAGATAGAGTTTGGGTACAGCCTATAACTCCAATCGTCGGACAAGCTACTATATATTTTACAATATTAGAAAACGGCGAAACAGTAATCCCAGATATTTCTCAAATAGCAGAAGTTAAAGATGCAATATTACCATTACAGCCAATAAATAATGATGAAAATGATTTATTTGTGTATGCCCCAACTCCTATATATGTAGATTTTACTTTTACAGCTTTGAGTCCAAATACATCAACGATGTTTAATGCTATTGTTGCAAATTTAGAACAATTATTCTTAGAAACCCCACAAATAGCCGAAAATTTAACAGAAGATACTTATAGAGCCGCAATTCAACAAACAATTGATCCAAGTAATGGGCAAATAGTTAAATCTTTTACATTATCTGAACCTATAGGAGATATAATTATAGGTACGGGAGAATTAGCATTATTAGGAACGGTAACACAACCATGAAATATCCTACTTATTATACAGATCCAACTAGAATAAATAAACAAACTGATTTTAAGGCAAATACTAATGAACAAAATTTACAGTCTTTAATTCAATATTTACCTAGTGGGAAATTATATGAAGCAAAAAATATTGAAGATAGCAATTTAAGAAATTATTTATTAGGATTTTGTCCTCAAATTACAGCAGCGGATGAAAAATTTATTGAATTATTAGATCAATATAATCTTTGGTCCACAACTGAATTGATAGAAGAATTTGAATCTTTTTTAGGTATTCCAGATGATTGTTTTGCACCAGACGATGAAACTCCATTAGATTATAGAAGAGCTTATGCTATAGCAAAATTGGCAAGAATGAATTTAACTAATAGAGAAGATTTTATAAAATTAGCAAATTTTTTAGGATTTGATATTTCTATAGAAAGTGCCAAAAATTATGCTGTCTTTCCCTTTACATTTCCAGTATTATTAACAGATGATAATGCTTATTTTGTAGTTATAGTTAGATTTTTAGATATTAATAGACCATCAAATGTTTTCCCTTTAACTTTCCCAATAACATTTGATACAAATGATAGAACTGCATTTTTGGAATGCGTTTTTGATATGTTGAAACCTATTAATGTAAAAATAATTTACAAATATGCAGATGATCTATAACCGAGGTTAAAAAAATGAGAATACCAGTTGTTAAAATAAATGGTGATCAATTAGATGCTTCAGAATGGAATCAAGAGCCAACACAAGAATGTGGTAATGCTGTATTATCTTCAGGGCAATCTTTTGATTCAGCAGATTTATATCAATTAGCAAAAGCCATTTCTACATATGCAGCACAAGGATGTTATTATGATGAAACAGGAACGGCAGTTCATTATATATTATCTCCTGTTGGCGATATGGAAACTCCAATTTCTTATAAAACAGGAATGAGAGTTGTTTTTATCGCAGGAAATACGAACTCAGGAACTTGTGATATAAATGTAAATTCAATTGGTGTTAAATCAATTAAAAAAAGTATGGGAACTCTTGAACTTGCTGCCGGTGATATAGCCTCAAATACTTTTGTTGAATTGATTTATAATGAATCAGCTGGCGGTTGGTTTGAATTATTTAGTTCTAATAATTTTGCAACAATACAAGGAGTAATAAATTCCACATATAATAGATTTGGAGCAGAAGTTGTAACTACTAATAATTATAATATCACTTCCTCAGAATTAACCACGCCTTCAACAGGTACTACCTTATACGTAAGTTTTGATGCTTCTAATACTGGGGCCGCTACTTTATCTATTAATAGTGGCGTTGCTTATCCAATATATGCTATCACATCTAATAATAGTATTATTTCTTTACAAGGAAATGAATTAACCGCAGCATCTAGTAAATTGATGTTTCGATCTGATTTAAATGCTTGGGAATTATCACCATTGGTATTTAGTCAATTAACAGATATAGAAAACGGTTCAGGTTATATAATTCCTCGTCCCGCAGATGTTAAGAGTTATGTTGATACATCAATTAACAATTTAATTAAAATAAAGGGAACAGCTTATTACTATACCACATCAACCGGTGTTAATATAATAGCAACAAGCGGTATTATAAGTTCTATTACAAGATTAGATATGGGATTAGCTAAATTAACATTCTCTACTGCTTTTGATAACACTAGTTATATTATATTAGTAACAACTAATATATCAATGAATGATAATGAGAATTTTTTTTGTGGAACATATAGTAAAAATGTTTCATATGTAGAAATAGTAACAAAAGTTCATTATGGCGACGAACAACCACATCTATTCGACGGCGCTTATGTTAATTTAATTGTTTTATAATTTTATTTGAGGATTTTTTATGAGTGATTTAACAGATGCTCAAGATATGGCTGCATCAAATGCCAGATCTTATTTTTATAACGCAACAAATATAAGTATACAATATGGAATAAATTATTTTCCGAGTAAAAATGAAATAACTGGTATGGCTGTTAGTAAACATTTACAGGCATTTCTTGATATAGTTGATTATTTTGGTGATGTTCCTACTGGATTTTCAATGATGAATAATTCATATCCTGCCGCACCTATATCTTTAACAAAAACAGATTTATCTAAAATCTCCGTAGCAGTAAGCCAATTGTGTTATGTTAGTATTCAAAAATATGATGAACATTATCAAAATATTTATAATTTAACTACTATCGAGGATGTCAATGCCTATGATTCTTCTACTGGATATCCAACTTTACCATATCAATTAAATACTTTATCTCAAGCTTCTTATTCATCTATTTTAAATTTAGATTTTGGTTTAGGAACTTTAACTGGAGCTTCAGTTGGCGGAGCTGTTATTAATAGTGGTTATTTAGATTTATCACATAACGACGTTAGATATGTTAATTATTCAGCTACGGGCAACTCAGATATGCAACAAATTGGAACTATTCAATTTATATTAAAACCAAATTATTCAGGGACCCCATCGGTAAAACAAACATTTATTGCTATTTCAAAAGCAAATTCTAATAGCGATAATTTAATAGAATTATCTCATTTAAGTACAAGTGGTAATTTAGAATTATTGATTAATGATAGTGCCGGATCACCTATAGTTAGTGGTTCGCTTGGCTCTTGGAGTCCATTATCTGGAACTGATTATATATTTAATATTCATTTTGATATAACTACTGGAAATACTTTAGTGAAAATAAATAATGTAACTTTTGGTTCAGTAAATACTGCAACAGGAACAAGAAGTAGTTCTATTGCATTACTTAGAATGGGTAATAATTATGACTCAACAGCATTAACAGCTTCTAATTTTAAAATAAAATCATTATCTATAATTAATGCATAATATGGAAGAATACGTAAATAAAAAAAATAATATAAAGGAACATATATTAAAATATAGCGATCTTCCACTTATAATTATTTTTGAATGTAAAGACGGTATTAAAAAAGAATATATTTTAAAAGCAAATAACGAGAATACAAAATTATTATTAAATAAAAAAGATTTGTAAATAGCAAGCCAGCAAGCAAACGGTTTAAAAATCAAGTAGCCAGCAAGCCAGCGTAATTATTAATTTAATTATAGCTGGCTTTTTTTATGTTTAAAATTTAAAGGTATTAGATTATGACTAAACTATTAGACAATGTTTCAGTTGATACAGATGGTCCAGGAATAGATGCAGATGGAGGCTCAAAAACTTTATCAATTTGGGCTGATAACTTTGGTGGAGGATCTGTGACGATACAAGGCTCCCCAGATGGCGGTAATACTTGGATAACATTAACGTACGGGGGTAATCCTGCAATATTTACTTCTAATACAATTAGATTAGTTAACCGTCTTGGTCAAGGAATGCAAATTAGAGCAACATTGACAGGCTCTACTGGAGCGTCAAATGTTAATGCAGATATTTATCAATAGGTGATATATGCCAGATTTGTTAGTGGGAGAAACAATTACAGACGTAATAGAAATTGATACTGTATTTGATGTATTAGGCGATGCAGGTTCGGGAGAAGTTTATAATTTATTACTCGAAACTGGCGATGATTTTTTGTTAGAAGATGGAAGTTTAATTCTTTTGGAGTAAATATATGGCAGATAAAAAAATATCACAATTGGATCCAGCTGCAACAAGTGGAGCAAGTGACTTTATACCTATAGTACAAGGTGGCGTTAATTTACGAACAAATCCTAATATATTAGGAGTAAATTATTCGGCTACAGGAGTAACTACAGTTACAGTTGGAGGATTAACCGCTGGGAGTAATATTACTAATCAAAATGTTGCCTCTATATTGCAGCAAATTACATCTCCTTATATTAACCCAGCTTTTACTTCATTTGCGCTTAGTGGTATTTCTACTCAAGAAGTTGGCGAAAAAATATCTGGTGTACAAAGTTTTACCTGGGCAATTTCAACAGTTGATAATGTACAAGCAAATAGTATTAATATTACGGATGTTACGAATGTTTTGTCTCTAGTTACAGGGCATTCAGTTACAAGTCCGGCCTCATACGATTTTAATGAATATCCTGATAGTGGTCTTGTTTATGAAACTCCAGCATCTAATGTTTGGAAAATACAAGGAACAAACACCGAATCTGTGACTTTTTCTCGTAATTTAACCGTTAATTGGGAATGGCGTAGACATTGGGGAATTAGCGCCAATACGTCTTTGACTAGTGCTCAGATATTAGCTTTAACGAGCAGCGATCTTTCTACAGTTGGAACTGGTACATTTACCTTCGCTGCAACTAATTATAAATATTTTTGCATTCCAAGTTCATTTACGCAGCCAACTAGTTTTATCGATAGTGCTACTGGCTTTGCTGTGGATATGCAACCTGCCGTTACAGTTTCGGTAACTAATATCTACGGAGTTGTAACCAATTATAGTGTTTACAGATCAACTTATCCTTTAACAAGTACATTAACTATGGTGGTGTCATAATATGAGCGGCATAAAAATAACGGGCAAATTTTATCCAGATGGTGCTTACGAATTAATAGATTCAAGTGCTGTAAACAATACTAGCACGGTAACAGGAAGTACTTTGGATGACGCTTTGGAGAATTTAGCTACAAGCGTTGCATCAGAGTCTTTAGAAACAAATAAATCATGGATAGATGATACATTAGGTAATGACACAACTGGAACAGTAGGCAATATGGCTAAGCCGTTTAAGACATATGCTGGTGTTGTTTCATATATGGCAACACATAGCATCGTACCTGCAAGTTCTGCTAGATATTTAGCACACTTAGCGCCAGTGGGCTTAAATGAATCTCCTGTGCTTTTACCATATCTGTATTTGCAGGGTGATATGTTTGAAAGTACGCTAATAAACAACTCTACATATTTAACTTTAGCGAGTTCATTCGCAAGTAGTAACACAGAGATAGGCTTAGAAAATATTAGAACGATAGGAGCTCATGGGTTTAACTTTGATTTATATGCGCTAGGCGGATCCACCGTGGGTGCGATAATAAATTTAAAAAATTATTATTCTGTTGGAGATTGTAAATTCAAAGGAAGAACTTATGCCTATGGTGATAGTTTAGATACCTTGAATTTATATGATGTTCATTGTGCGAATACAGGGTCAATGACTTTTGATACCGGAACGTTAAATACAGATAATTGTATTTTTGAAAATGGATTAGCAATTGCGGCTACAGTATCAACAACTACTGCTAATATAAAAAATTCAACTGTCAAAGGAATGGTTATTAGTGGTACTTCGTCTTCTATAATTAGCAATGTATATTTAACTAGTTCGAATGTAACAGGGACGATTACGTTAAGCGGGACAAATTGCTACCTATATGCTGATGCTGATTCGTTAAGTAATTGTACTTTAAATTTTATTAATGATGCGTCTGAAGTGGATCAAGTTATTAGAACTACAAATATTAACAATGTTACATTTCAGTATACACAAGAAGTGTGGGTCGATGGAAATCGTGTCGATATTTATTTAGAGGACGGCTCTATAGGCAAGCCGTATAAATCCTTATATAATTTAACTGTTCAAATGAACGAACCTGCGGACGGCTTGGCAATTCACATAGCCCCCGGAGTATTTACGGAATCTCATGCGATTACAATGTTTGACGTTCCTACAGTCATTTATGGTAACGGCGCAACCATTACATTTACTGATGGCATTTCGTTTCCTAATGGCAATTATGCACGATACGATTTAAATACCATCGGGAATGTTGTTTTTTCCTCAACTGGAACTACAGGTAAAATTTTATTTCAAGGCGGTTCATTAAATGGAAATATTGCTTTAAATGGTAATTTAGCGGATTTTAAGAGCATTTCGTTACTAAATAGTGTCATAACCGTTAACTCTCCGTGTCAACTATTATTACTTGCTTGTACTCTTACAAGTAGAGTAACCGGCTCTGGGATAATTATTGCAGAAGATTGCAACTGGAATACAAGTAATTCTAATTATTTAATTACCTCTACCACAGGGGGGACCTGTATTGTTGTCAATTGCCTAATTACTAATTTAGGTACAGGTGGTGGCATATCTTGTAACAACGGAGCAAATGGAACAACTAGAATTAATATCGTTGCAAATAATTTTGTTGCTACGGCTTCCGCTGCACCAATAGCCTGTGGTACTGCCGTGACTATTTATAGTAAAAATTCAGTTTCAAGTGCTGTTTCTGGTACTGGTTATATTCCGGTAAATTCTGATATCATTGGAAGTGGTACAGTTATGGCGGTAGGTTCTGATGCTGCCTATGATATGTATTACCGTAATGCTTCTGCGTTATTGTCTAGGGTTGGGGCAAACACAACTACGACTAAGAAATTCTTAGCTATGACTGGAAATGGTACAGTTGGCTCAGCACCCGTGTGGGATGTTCCAACAATTAGCGATCTTTCGCTACCATTTAATGGTATTGCTCCAGTTTTATTCGTTGAAAGATTTGGAACCGACATTGCAGAATTGCATTATGTTGAAGGTAGAAGCGGCGCAACCACTGGTTTTATCTTAAGTAATACCGATTTTCCTACGTCCACACCTTCGAATGGCGATTGCTACATGGTAGCAAGTGGTTGGACTGTAACAGATAATGTCTCTGGTCATACAAATACGGGACAAACTTTTACCGGACCTTTACAAATTGCTTGGAATACTAGTACAAGCAAGTGGGTGTCAAGAGATGGCTATAGCCAACAAACTGCTTTATGTACTGTCGGCGCTGCTTTATATATTGCATATGCGCGTTATTATAATACATATGCCGCAAATGTGTTGGATGACTCAACTTATTACATTGAGGAGGCATCCGAATTTAATCTTAATTTGCAGGCTCCTTCGGCTACTTTAGTTGTTTATGGCACTGCATATTTAAAAGGCTACATTCTTAATTGTAATAATATTCAATTTCAAGCTGGAGTTAGCGACTCTGGATTAACTATTGCATCTGGTCAGACAGGTATATCTACGATATTTGTCAATAAGGCATATGCTGGAACTATCACAAATGGCATGTTTCAAAATAATGCTAGTGGAGCTACACTAATTATTAACGCTGGAGAAATAATAGGAACTTCAAACCTTTTCCAATCTATAACAGCGTATGGCACTATATATGTAACTGTAAATAAAATGATTGGTAGAATTTTAGCCGCCACAAATGGCGTTGTTAATGTTAATACTATTGATAGAACTGGAATAAATTATATTGATAGCAGTAATTCGACTCTTTTTGGTGGAAAGGTTAATTTTAGTGCTGATTATAAAGATTTAAGTGATACTTTCGGACAAGTTGGACTATTTCCTCCATACTTTGTTAAAAAGTTTGGAACAGATAAGGCGGAGCTTTATTATCCACTTGGCTATTACGGAGCTGCAACAGGTTTTATTTATTCTGCAACCGATTTTCCAACTTCAGGCACACCTTCGAATGGCGATTGTTATATGATCGCTAATGGAGTAGCTGTTACTGACTCTATTTCTGGAAAAACAAATACAGGACAAGATTTTAAAGGGCCTCTACAAATAGCGTGGAATAGTACAATATCAAAATGGGAGCCTCGCGATGGATTAACTCCACAAACTGCTGTATGTAGTTATGGAGCAGCGCAATATTTAGCGTACGTTCATAGTGGGTCATCTGCAACAGTATATCCTCCGATCAAAGTATTAGACAATTCCACTTATTATATAGCTACAGCAAGTGGTGTAGACCCACATATTTATTCCAGTATTGATGCGCCTTTAGCTAGTTTTGTTTTAACCGGTAACATTGTAGTAGTATATTCCGACTTAATATGGAATGCCGCAAATGTAAACGTAGTATCTGGCAGTATAATTACGGAAGCCGGTGCAACTGATGTACATTTTAATTTTACTAATTTTTACACAGAAAACAACGTGTATTTGTTGCAATGCTGGGATGGGATAACTTCCAAGATTTATTTAACTGTTGATAATATGTATGGCATAAGTGATGGTAATACAATCATAACTTGCACTAGCGATCTGCATATCACAGCTAAACACATTACAGGCACTATTCAGCCAACTGGTTCAGGTCGAGTATCAATAGATATTCAAGATAAAAATTATATTATAAAAAATCAAACTTATGGTTCCAATAGTGTAAGATTTATAAATGATAATCCTTATGATGCGACTACTTCTGCAAATTTCTTGTACGTACATAAATTTGGCGTTGACAAAGCTGAGTTAACATGGATGACGGGAACAGGCACAGGATTTATAGCGGTCGCCGCTGATTTTCCAGCAACTCCAACTCATGGGGATTGTTATGCAATTGCGCATGGTGTAACTGTTACAGATAATGATGCTACAAAAACAAATACAAAACAAACCTTTACAGGCTCTTGCCAAATAGCGTGGGATGGTGGTACTTCAACGTGGAATAAAAGAGACGGTTTAACTGTTAATACTTGTTTATGTAGTATTTCTGCGGCTAATTACATTCGTTGGCAAGAACATGGGCTTCCGAATATGGCGTTAGTACTAGATACAGCTACATATTATCAACCATTCAATTATTACTGGTATATAGATGTTTATGCACCTATGGCAAATATTATTTGTCAAGGATATTCAGTTGTTGCAGAAGTGCATAATTTTGTATTTAACACAATGCAATTTGATACTGGCGCGAGTGATGGTGGATTTATTTTTGAACATACGGGTCATGCTAGCGTTAAATGTAACCGTGCTTATAATAATACGGGAACGCAGGCGTTATTCCAAAACTGGACAAGTGGCGGTTATTTATCAATAGATGCAGGGGAAATGTCTAGCGGTTCTATAAGTACATATGTAATAAATGCTCGAGCTGGAACTCAAACTTATATTACTGCTGGTAAAATAATGGGTGTAGTACAAGCGGGTGGAGCAGGATGTCTTGTTACAGTTAATACTGCCGATGATAGTTATATTTCAAAAGAAATGACCACCAATGGTATGATAAGATTTTCAAACGATGATGCTATTAGCGCAGGAACTGCCTTAGCATTATCTTTTGCCGGCAGCAGACAATTTTGCATTGATAACACGCAAATATTAGGTGTGGGTTCTATAAATGATAATCAATTATGTACATTAACAACGTTACCAAATACTAGTGTCACATCAGCTTCTAAAAATGTTATATCTTATAGTTCGGCACCTATATTTTCATGTGCATTTTTATACGATACTGCGTTAGGAGTTACAGATATAGCGGCGGGGATATGGGCGTTGAAAGTATTTGCAAGCGTTAATTCAGTTAGTGGTACTGCTACTTCTGCATTACTATTCAATGTAATGCGTGTAAGAGAGGGTGGCTCTTGGTTAGCGACTACAACAGGAACAGGCACAACAAGAACATTAACCGTGTCGGGCGGTTCGGTTTCATTTTTTAATAATAATGATTATAATTCCGATCTTTCCGCAACCTCCTGGGTTCAAACACCTTCAGGGTTTTATCCAGTTAGTAGTTATACATCTTCATCTGAAGTAACAATAACAGTCCCGACTGGTTATGTAAATGAAACATCTGTTGCTATTAAAAAATATCAAAAAATAACGCAATTAAGCACCGGAAACATTACTAGCATTATACCAAAACCAATAACGGTAAATTTTTCATTAGCACATCTCAGTGTAGGAGATGCCGCTTATAAATTGGGTATAATCGTATTTGGGTATAGTACTGCGAGTTCACCAATTACGATATCATATGAATTAAGTGGTACTCAAACCTGGGGGCATATTGAAACACCGACTATGTCATAATGCGCTGGTCTAAAGAAAGATTGCTTGAATATCAAGCTCGTAATAATAAACTTGTATCTGATAATAAACCGGATGATGGATTAGAATGCGAGCTTGATAGAAAAATAATTAAATATTGTGAAGACCATGGTTTTTATTATTTCCATGATCGAAGTAGAGGAATTAATAAAAAAGGGTTTCTTGATTTTGTTATTGCGTTACCTAAAGGAAGAACAGTATACATTGAAAATAAATCTAAAACTGGAAGATTTAGTCCAGAACAGAAATTGAATATTGTAAAACTTACCGGATTAGGTCACGAAGTTTATGAATGCAGAAGTTACAAGAAATTTTTAGAAATTATTTTAATAGAATTAAAAGATAATGCCTAATAAATTAAAAGACATCAAAGACAATATTATAACATATTCATGTAAATATTGTAATTATGTATTTAATTCTGAAATAGATGCAAAACAGTGTGAAACAGATTGTAAGTTTATGATTGAATGCTATCAATATGGTTATAAAGTATCATTTGACGAAGCAAAAGCAATGTTTCTAATGGAGAAAATATGAATGCTAAAGATCTTAGAAAATGGATAATAATACCTACATGTAAAATATTAGGATTATATGATGATAGCAGCGCACAAAAAACTTTTGAAAGCGAGAGCCAAGTTCGATTACTTTTAGGAACTATAGCGCAAGAATCAAACATGGGAGAATATCTAAGGCAAAAAGGATTTACTGGTTACCAGGGCGGTGCTTTTGGAATATACCAGATTGAAAGCGCTACACATGTTTTAGTATTAAATTGGACTAGAAAAAACAAGGAAGATCTTTACGATGAAATCATTGCGTTACGTTCTGAAAATAATCCTAATGGAATTGATGACGAATTAATATTTAATTTACGTTATGCTACTGCGATTGCTAGATGTTTATATTTAAGTATAGCAGAACCGTTACCAACAGCAGATGATATTGAGGGCTTGGCGCATTATTATAAATCATATTATAACAGAAGCGGTAAGGCAACAGAACAACAATTTATTGATAATTTTAATAAATATGGGTGCTAAATGAATAATGGTTTTTTACAAGACAATAGTGGGGATTTAAGTTCCAAACGATTAGCTGGTTTTTTACTTCTATTTGTTGGGATAATAATGGCTATAATTTTATTTTATAAATGCTTATATTCTCCTATTGGCAATAGCAATACTGCTCTCGATATAATAAGTTTATTTCTATATACCGGAGGAGGTTTATTAGGAATAAGTGTATTTGAAAATATAAAAATAGGGAGCAAAAATGATAATTAGTATAGCCGTTATCGGGGCAATAATTTTGGTAATTTTATTAAGTTTATCATTTTATTTTATGGGTAAAATTTCTGGAAAAAGCGTAGCTAATAAGGAGACCACATATGACAATATTAAAACAGCATCGACTATCATTAAAAGTTCTGAAAGTAATCATAGTATTGATATTAGTAAACTTGATAACGAGTTGCGTGAGTTCGAGCGTAAAGATAATTGATAGTTTTTGTCTATGGGCTCGTCCAATTACTCTAACAGAAAAAGAAATAAAAATAATGACATATGAAAGTAAACGCCAAATCAATAATTTTAATCAAATATATAAAAAACAATGCTTAGAAAAAAAATCATAAAAGTAAATGAGCCTGAAAATTTAGATATTTTAAAAGACATTTTAAAAGAATATCATTCATCTGGTTTATATATGAAACAAATTCAAAATGTAATAGATGATGCGCAAGAATTTATTCAGTCATATTTAAATAATAGTCTAAATTGCGTTGTATTTGATATTGATGAAACATGTATTTCTGAATATAACTATATGTTGAGAAATGATTTTGCGTGGACTGCTAATATAATTGAAGCCGCGCAATATATAACATCATTTCCAGCAATTACTCCGGTACAAGATTTTTTAAATTATTGTTTAACTAATGGATTAACAGTTTTTATAATAACAAGCAAACGTGCAAATATTGAACAGTTTGCACTGAAAGAAATGTCAAATGCAGGTTATCCTGATAATTTAACTTATTATTTTAGACCTGACGATGATGATGGAACAATACAACAATATAAATACTCTTGCCGAAAAGACATTATTGCTAATGGTTATACTATAATTGCTAATATAGGAGATCAACCTAGTGATTTTGATTCTGAAATCGAAGGAAATAGCGATACCTCACTATGCGAGATCAAAATACCAGATCCTTATTATTTAATAACAAGTAGAATATGAAAATAAAGATAATAACTATCACAATTTTATTACCAATATTATTTTTATTTATTTTTTTTATTATCGGGTCTTTTCTTTATTATTATTGTAATAACAATATTCAGGAAATTTCAAGGATTTTAACCGATTATATGGCAACAATTGGACTCACTATTTCCATGGTATGGATATTATTAAGTAGTATAAAAGATAGTGGTGAATATGGTTTTATTTTGAATGGATTAAAATTAGTTTTAGATTTGCTCTTAAATCGAATAACTATTATAAATTTAAATATTATCAATATATCAACTATGAGTGGTACATTATTCATGTATTTTTTACATGATATTTATCACTTTAGTACTGTTAATAATTACGTTTGCGACGCAGGGTGGAACGTAATTACTTTATTATGGGCATTATGTATCGTAGTAAATCACGGTTATAGGCGAAAATTAATTTATTCAATAAAAAACAATGAGCGATAATAACTTGATTACTACAATTTTAACAGTTATGGCAACTATGATATTAGCAATGTTTGGTTACATACTTAAAAGCAATGGAGATATTAAAACATTAAAAGCCGAAAAAACTTCAAAAAAGGAAGTTTCGGAAATGATAGATGAAAAGTTAAAAATACAATATGATAAAATTGACCAAAATATATCCTTTGTCACTAAATGTGTTACTGCTATAGCAAAAGAATTAAATATTATTACCCCTTTAGAATAATTATTATCATAATAATACCTTAATAATTTACTGTTATAATTTTATTATAAATAATAATAGAGATAAAATTAATGTTAAGGTTAATAAAAGTAATAAGCATTAAATTATTAGTATTATTTATTTTATCATGTGGGATATTAAATATTTTCAATATCTATCAATTTGATAATTATAAAAAAATACAGTCTTTTTCTTCAAATAAATCAAAAATAAATAATTCGTACATATCATAATATCTTAATATTAGTAGTATATAATTAATTTCATTATTAATAATAAGAGAAAAAAATGATAAGAGATTTATTAAGTTTTAAAACCGTAACAAGTCTTTTCAATATGGCCAGTAAATGTCTAACTGCTTATTTAGCAATATTTGCTGCCGCTAATATGAATACAGCTAGCGCCACAGCTTATAGTAATGGCGAGCAACCATATAGACTTAAATCAGGGCTAACTTGTGATGGAAATCCAGTGAATATCCCTCCTTATGCTGAATATTCATTTAATATACCATTTACGCTAGATGATGATAATAATTGTACTACCTCTAGCGCTCAATTTGAATTACTAACTGAATATAAAGGAGATGGCGGCATATTTATGTTAGCCGATGTAAGAGATGCTACTAGTAATAATGATTATACAAATGATTGTATTTCTGATTTTAGTGGATTTTTAACTAAAGATGCTCCAATTAAATTATGTGCAAAAAAAGATAAATGTGCAGATTGGGAGCCATCATTTTGGGTTAGAACTGAGCGTTGTAGTGCGACAAAAGATGGTAAAACATGTTCTGACGCTATACAACATGATGCACCAATTGTAATAGCTACTTGTACCGTAGTTAATAAGTAATTAAAGGCGCATTAAGCGCCTTTTTATTGTTTATAATTACCCCAATCGGAACTAACTATAATAGGGCTATGACATCTTGCATAAATCTTACCATTTATTCTTTCGTATTTAGAATCGAATTCTTTTTTATTAAGTTTATTTTGTAACTTTTTTTGTAGTTCTTGTGGCAATAAATCAACATTACTTTTAAATAAAGTAAAATTAGATATTATTCTTTCTGCACAAAGTTCAGTTAATGTTTTTATTTGCTTCATGTTAGCCCTCTAAGGTAAATGATTTTCCTTGAAAATGATCTAATCTAGCTTTTTGTAATTCTTCAAAAAATTTGAAATTTTGTTTCACCCCATTTTTGGCAAATTTATTTTCTTCTATTCTAAACTCTATGGATTTTTTAATTAATTTAAGTGTATTTAGTTCTGGCGAATATTCATCAACTTTGATGCTACACTTAATTAAGTATCTATTATTACGTACGGCTTTTAATATACTCATTCCTTCATCACTATTAAATATATTACATACTAAATTAGTATAATTAGGTTCATTTTTAGCAACCTGTAGGGCTATCGTTTGTGCTATAGTACTTATCATTTGTTTATTCTCCAAAATTAAATTAAAAAAATTAACTACATTGTTTACTAATGTCTTACTCGATTTTTATTTATCGCTCCAAACTAAGAGCTATCATTCTTTTGCCAAGTCGATCATCTTTTTCTAATTGCCAACCTTGACTAAATAAAGTAGCGCCAACTAAATACATTTGTTTCATTCTATTTTCTTGGCATTTATATTCGATATCTTGACGTAAAGATTCGCATTTAAAACGATCTTGTTCAGATAATTGTTGAGCTATACTGATATCACAATTAACTATATGTGTGTTTTTATTAACTGATTTACGTAATAATTCTATTTCCCACATTTGATGTATAGTACATTTTATTGAATTGAAAAATCTAAAGTTATCACTTATTTCTTTGCAGAAATCAATCATATTTAACATGTATTCAGGTCTCTATTAGTTATAAATATTTAAATCCACTTGATAGTTACATCTTCATGATATCCTTTCTCCCATACAAACCAAGCATAACAAGCCGCACTACTCTTTTTAAACATCTCTTCATTCCCATTAATAGCAGCTTGAATTCTTTTACTAAAAACAATTACATATTTAGGTGGGTACTTATCAAAAAATAATTTTCTTTTTTGGCTTTCTAAGAAAGTTAACTTTAAAAACATTATTACCTTTCTCTTGCCCTGAACAAGACTTAACCCTTGGCTTATAAATTCTAATGCGTATTTATATGGCGGATTTGTGATAATATCGCCGTAGTAACTTGTATTACTTTTAAGAAAATCTATTTGTTCGCATGGGAAGTCTCTTCGAACTATATCGGAACAAAAAATATCAATGTGCGGCGCAACTTCTTTTAAACCTTTAACTAAATGTCCATTTCCACAGGCGCATTCCCATACACTATTGCTTAATTCAAGAAAGCACCAAAATTTATTATATAATTCCTGTATTGCTATAGGATCGGTAGCATAAAAGTCTCTGTTCGCGCGTTCGTGATTAACATGATTACTGGCTCCTAATGTAACAAAAGTAGTTTTTTTATTTCCTTTCCAATCTTTCATTTGTTAACAACCTCGCAATCAAATAAATCAAGTAAATTACATCTAACTTTTACGGTCACAAGTTTATTGTCTTTAAAACCAGTGTATCTCATTGTTTTATCGAGAACTGGAAATTCTATTTTCGCTTTTTTTAAAGCCATGTAAACGCAAAAATTAGAACTAATAGAAATGCATACTAATACAATAAAAATTATTCCAAAACATTCTAAAAATTTCATTTATTAAGCCTCGATAAAAACCCAATTGATACGAGAGGATTGGGGTGTCTTTCCATTATTTTTAATTATTTTTTTATATTCCATGCATCTAAGTATATAATTTATACTTGAGTACGGAATTTCTTTACAATGATCCATTACATATTCTTGAATATCTCTAGAATAAAAACTATTTAATGTTTTACATATTGGTATAAGTAGTTTAATTCTTGCTTCTGTTAATGCCGTTATATTCATTTATTAAGCTCCAAAAAGCGTTTAGCTGCTAGTTCAGGGGTTGAAAATATTCTTCCATTAGGTTTATCAATGTCTATATATTTTACCAATATTATTGGTCCTTTTGCTAAATACGTATTATAGAGTATTGATCGTTCGCTATTGGCTATATGTTCAGATAACACGCTAACTTCATATATATCATCTTTTGATATTTCTATTATTGGAAATTTATTTATTAAAAATCTATCTAAACTAGAATCATGAGTTACCTGATATAAATAATCACCAGCTTTAAACTTCGGTTCTTGTTTCTTAGACTCAACATAATCAGGAAACCGTTCAATGTGTCCGGCGTACGTTGAGAAAAAGTCGGAGAAGGAAACTTCAACCTCAAAATCACTATAATTAATTTCATCAGTAAGATTTTTTCTATAACTAATAAAATCAGTTATTGACATATTATTAAATGAGCAAATTATTATTTCTCTAATATAATAACCTTCTCCAAAAGTCCACTTAAACCCCATATCAAACAACGCTTTTTGCACTGCTTCGCTTTCATACTTATTTGTTACTTTAATCGCTAGATGTTTCATTATTATCCTCATTATTAATTTATTTACAGATGCACTTAAGTTTTATTAGGTAGGAATCGAACCTACTCTTCTCCAAAAATAAAAGAAAATGCGCATTTTCATGAATCATGAAATTAGCTAAAAATCACTGTCATCATTAAGCACATCTGTAAATAAACTCAATTACTAGACTTTTCATTATTAATGGTCTTATCAATTTTTTTAATAATCTTTCTCAATAGTTTTCCAGAATTATATCCAAACACAAGTTCTTTATAGTCATTCCAGTCATACTCCATATAATCCAGTAATCTATAGCACAATTCTAATTCTTCTAATTTAACTTCAATTGATATACGTTTCATTTTTAATCCTCAGAAAATTTTTCAGGAAATTTTTCTTTAAATATTCGATAAGTTCTGCTCATAAATTTGTGAAAAGCTTCATCATCAAAAGAATTTGATGTTGATATACACTCGAGTAAACAAACATATTTAGTCCAAATCAAATCTTTTAATTCTTGATCTGCAACTCTTGATAGTTCAGCCATTATTTCTTTTTCTGATAAAGATGGATATAAATGATTTGACATAATTTTTCTCTATTTTATTATTTAAAAATGAATAACCTTTACTTATACAATACTCTTTATAATATATATCAATCCAATACAGTCTTTATTTCACCGCGACGATACTCTCGTTGTCTTATGACCTCATATTATTTATTGTTGCCTAAGTTATATATTTATTGTCTTATTGCTATACAACGCGTTTACGCAACTTAACTATACATCACAAAATTTTATGATATATAACAAAATTTTAAAACGGAATATCGTCATCGCCAACACTATTATTTATCGCTTCTATATTTTGTTGATATTCATCTTTTGTTGTTTGTTGTGTTTTATCCTCAGCCGGAATTAACATTATAAATTTGCTTCCATTAATATTGCTGAAATATCTACCGTCTTTTGATTTATTGGAAAAAACATTAAAATAAACCAAAATATTGTCGCCTTCTTTTAAATTATTTAATTCTTCTGATTCATCATTTCTAAAGAAATTAATAAGTATAAATTTTTCTTTTATTTCTTCTTTATATCTCTTTTCTTGTCGTAATAATACTGCATAATTAATATAACCTTTGTTATAATTTCCGATAGTTTTCAATTCTTTGTTAACATTAACCACATCACCGCTTATTATGCCTTCATTTTCATAACTATGTTTCATTTGATCACCTTGTTGTTAAAAAATCTTTTAATAAATTAATTAAATAAATTTTTGGAGTTGCTATAGCTATTGTTAAATCATATAAATTATATATAGTTATTGATCCAAAAACGATCATTCCAGCGCAGCCAAATATTATTCCTATAATATAACGATCTAAATCAAAATCATTTTTATTTCCTAACTTAATACATTTATTTAAAATATAAGTAGAAATAAACATAAATACGCCCATCGATATAATAATATACATATCACCAATAATACTTTTTATTATTAATTGTTTGCACACATCTGGGGCTTGCGCCTCTACAAAGCTTATAATATCTTTACCAGCATGGATTGCTTCAGTAGTTAATGATTGTAATGTCGTTTGCCAAAACGTATTGTTCATTTTATCTCCCCGTCTTCGATAAACACGCCTACAGTTCCGCTGCTATCAACTAGTTCAATCCAAATTTGATAATCATTTGTTAAATTAATTATTTTCATATTATTTTTCCTTTAATTATTTAAATAAAAAAACTCTATTTTCACTTGTTTTACAAAAGTTATTATAAACTTCTGGTTTTTCTTCTTTCAATTTCTTAGTGTCTACTCTTGTTGCGCTTCTGTTTTTCCAAGTTGCCAATACTGAGCCATTAATATCAATTAATATTTCACTATCTTTCATAAATTCTTGAATCTCACTTTTTAATATATTCTCTTGCTTTTCTAGTTCTTGAATTTGAGTGCGAACATCAAATAAATCATTACATTTATTAGATATTTGATTGTCTGCAATTATTTCTAATCCTTTTGTTGCAGTTTTATAAAGACGTTTAATATCTTCAGCATTTTTTGGCGCAGGTGCTACTTGTTTTAATACATTGTTTTCCCAAAAATCTTTTGTTTTTTCGATTATTAAATCTTCTAACCTTTTATTACGCTTATAAAAATAACGCCTTAAAGTGCTATCAGAACGGCTTAGTGCTATTATTTCTGCTCCCTCAATAGTTTTGTATTCATCGCAAACAATGCAGTAATGAGCTACTTGTATTAAATATTCTTGAGGTATTAAATCAGTGCCGTCTTCTCCCCAATCTTCATCGAAAAAGCGAGTTGTTTTTGCTTCAAGAATTAAATTAGTTCCTTTAATCCAACTATCTATATGTGCAAATAACCATGGACATTTTGAATTAACAAATCTTTCTTGTGGTTTTTCGCATTTATTGCCACTAATTTCTTCATATTTATGTATTAAAAACGGCTCTAAATACGTTCCCAATTCCATTTGCATTGTTGTTTGTTTACTGTGATCTTCTGTTGTCTTATCAAGATAAACCTGCAATGGACTTTTATATCTTGATAATCCAATAGATGCTGCACATTCGCTGCCACCTATGCCTTTGTTTCTTTCTATTGTTACATCAATCATTTTTATTTCTCCTTAAAATTAATATTTATTTTTTCAATGCTCCGGCCAATTGATCAGCTCTACTTTCTTGTTTAATAATTTCCCCTGTTTCCCCGTCAATTAACAAATGAGAATTGTCTTGTATTCCAAGATCTGCTTGATCATCTAAACTTGAAGCCATAATTAAATTCATGTCTTCAGAACTACGCGGTAAATATTTCAATACCGCTTTGATACAAGTTTTCTTCGCCATTTCATCATAATGAGTTGACCAAGGGGAGTAACTGCTACCAGATGATTTCGAATAAGCTTTATGCTTGTCTACATCTTCTTTTGACATAACGATAAATTGATAGCCGCCATTCTTCATGTGCGCTATTGCATAATAACATTTTATTGCTCCTCGATTTTTTAAAGTAGGAATAAAAGTTAAATATTGGTTACTTCCATAACAAACATCAAATGTATCATTTTCAAAAACTGCCTGCGCGTCAACATTTAATATTTGACCGCTATTATATGCAAGGCGCAACATTCCTTTATAACCAACTTGAAATTGGCATTCATGTATTCCTTTTTTTGAATTGTTGTAAGGTATTAAATAAGCCTCTCCAGTTAAACTGTCAGGATGTAATCCCAATTGTGAAGACTGAATTACAGCCGTAATTAAACTTTCTGACGAACATTTTTTTAAATCAGGATTGCGAGTTATTTCAGTCATTACGATGCGTAGAACCTTGTCTGAATCCATGTGTTTCGGCAATGCTTTTTCTATTTGAGCTTTTTTACTTAATAAAAGCTGTCCAATTGTTTGTTGCTTTGCTTCTGTTTGAACAACTTCTTTTTGCTGTGTTTCTTTGTTTTCAGCTTTCGCTTCATTATTAATCATTGTTTGTTTCCTCTATTTATTAAGTTTTGTTTGTTGTTGAATTGTATCTATTATTTTTTGTGTTGATTGACTTCCTTGTTTAGTTAAACAGCCGCTTTT